GGCTAGTCGAGGCGATGGCGCACGTGGGAACGGGCGGGGCATCAGATCTCGCAGCGGTGACGATGGCGGCAAAAATGCTGGCGAGAGCGCAGATCCTGCGCGACCTGATCGATCAGCTACCGAGCCCAATGATCGACCGCGAAAACGGGCCAGCTCTACACCCGGCGTACGCAGAGCTCGGGCGCAGCGAGTCGCGAATCCAGTCGATGCTGATCAGCCTCAACCTGATGCCGCGGACTCGATCGAGCACACGCCTGCCCGCCGAGCAGCAGGTGACAAGCGCCAGCGTGCCCGACGACAACCCAATCCTCAAACTCCTGGGCAGCTAGCCGCGCGCAACGTCGAGCTGTTTTTCCGCACCTGCCTGACTCACGTTAAAGGAGCGGACGCAGGCCGTCCGCTCTTGCTGGCCGACTGGCAGTATCGAGACATCATCGAGCCATTGTTCGGCACTCTACGTGCCGATGGTCTGCGTCAATACCGCACCAGCTACATTGAGATCCCGCGCAAAAACGGCAAGAGCACGCTCTGCGCAGGCATAGCGCTCTACCTGCTGATGGCTGATGGCGAGAAGGGCGCGGAGATCGTCAGCGCAGCCGCTGACCGTGAGCAGGCATCTATCGTGTTCGACATTGCAAGCAGCATGGTGCAGGCTAGCCCAATGCTTGCCTCAAGATGCACTGTGCTGCGAAAAGAGATCGTAACCAAGAACGGTAGCAGATATCGAGCAATCAGCGCAGATGCTCACACCAAGCATGGTTTTAACTGTAGCGGCATCATATTTGACGAGCTCCACGCGCAACCTAATCGAGAGCTCTGGGATGTGCTCACAACAAGCGTAGGCTCACGCAGGCAGCCGCTCACCGTGGCGATCACGACCGCAGGGCACGATCGCAACTCACTCTGTTACGAGATGCACCAGCACGCTCGCTCAGTCGCTGATGGCTCGCTGGTCGATCACAGTTTCCTTCCCGTTCTGTATCGAGCGCCAGACGGGGCATCATGGCGAGATGAGTCTACATGGCGAGCCGCAAATCCCGGCTATGGCGTATCCGTGCTGCCCGATTACATGCACCAAGCAGCGCTTGACGCCGCCCAATCACCTGCCCGTGAGCTTGCATTTCGCCGCCTCCACCTCTGCGAGTGGACCGACACAATCACACGATGGATCGCACCTGAGACATGGGACGCATGCCGCAGCCCTCGACCTGATCTCGATGGCCGATTGTGTTATGGTGCGCTCGACCTGAGCTCGACCATGGATCTTTCAGCGTTCGTGCTAGCCTTTCCTCTCGACGATGGCACTATCTGGATCGAGCCGACATGTTGGGCACCTCGAGGCGCGCTCAAACAACGTGAGCGCACCAACCGCATGCGCTACGACCAATGGCATGCGAGCGGGCACATTAACGTGACCGATGGCGATGTGATCGAGTACGAGGATGTGTACACGCGGATCAAGCAGCTCTGCGCACAGTATCGGGTCGTCGATATCGCAATTGACAGATGGAACGCTAGCCAACTGGCTCAGCAGATGCAGAGCGATGGGCTGAACATCGTGTCGTTTGGGCAGGGCTACGCGAGCATGAGTCCAGCCGCTAAAGATTTTGAGACATTAGTCATGGCGAGAAAATTACGACACGATGGCAATCCGGTATTGCGATGGTGTCTGGGTAACTGTTCGATAGAGTCAGATGCCGCTGGCAATATCAAACCCAGTAAGGCTAAGAGCAGCGAAAAGATCGACGCCTTGGTCGCCTCGATCATGGCAGTCGCAAGATCTCGAGTCGGCGAAGCAGGTGGAGCGATAGGGCGAGGTGCCCCGTCGGTGTACGAGTCGCGGGGGATGACTCTCATATGACGATCATCGATCGCATCAAGAGGATATTCACGCTGCGCATGGGCAATCGCCCGAGCCTGCGAGATCCCGCGCTTATAGCGTTTCATGGTGGTTCGGTAAGCTCTGCCGGTGTGCAAGTATCTGAGAGCTCAGCGCTCAGCTATGCGCCATTTTGGCAAGCCGTCCGCATTATCTCCGAGACCATCTCTAGCCTGCCCTTTCACGTCTATCAGCAGACCGCCAATGGGCGCATTATCGCTGATGACATGATGGTGGCCGACCTTCTGCGATTTTCTCCCAATGAGGAGATGACCTCGATGCAACTGCGCGAGCAATGGCTTGCGCAGGCTCTCACGTGGGGCAATGGCTACTGCGAGATTGAGCGAGACACGATCGGCCGCCCAACGCGCCTATGGTTGCTGCGTGCCGAAAACATGAAGGTCGGACGAAGCGAAAACGGCGATCTGCAATATATTTATCGCGACGATTTCTCTCGTGCGACCTACATACCAGCATCTGACGTACTGCATCTACGTGGCCCAGGTGGTGATGGCTACGTCGGTGCCAGCGTCGTCTCGCTGGCTCGAGACTCAATCGGGCTAGGCATCGCTGCCGAGTCGTTTGGTTCATCGTTTTTCGGTCGCGGCGCTCGCCCATCCGGCGTGCTAGAGCATCCCGGCAGGCTCAGCGACGATGCCCGCGGTCGCCTTCGCGGCGATTGGGAACGTCTGCACTCTGGTATCGATAATGCCTCGAGGGTGGCAATCCTCGAAGAAGGCATGAAATGGACCACGACCGCGATCCCGCCTGACGATGCGCAGTTCCTCGAGACAAGACGCTTTCAGCTCGAGGAGATTGCCCGCTGGTTTAATATCCCCGTATCCAAACTGCGGGCAACTGGTGGCAGCACCTACAGCTCGCTAGAGCAGGAAAACCAAGCTTTCCTCAGCGAGACGCTGCGCCCATGGCTTGTCCGCATCGAGCAGGAGGTCAGAAATAAACTGCTCCTGCCGATCAGCAGCAGCTACTACGTCGAGCATCGCGTCGAGGGGCTGCTGCGTACTGACCTCGCTGCTCGATACAGCGCATACGCCATCGGCCGCAACTGGGGATGGCTCAGCGTCAACGAGATCCGAGCGCTCGAGCAGCTCGACCCTATCGAGGGTGGAGATGTGTTCCTTCAGCCTCTCAACATGCAGCCCGTATCGTCGATGGGTGGAGCTCAGGCACCGCCTGCTGATCCTACTGTTGCGCCAGTCGTCGTCGATCCTACAGCGCTGCCAGCAGCACCACCGGCACCAGCAGAGACCAACGACCTCGAGGCATATGCCAGCGATGCCGTGATCGCTCTGGCTCTCGCGATGACCGAGCATCAGATCCCGAGCTGCGAGCATGGCAGCACCAATCGCTGCCGTGTGTGTGGCATCGAGCGTGAGCGTGAGCTAGTGCCACCAAGCCGCCCAGGTGGACGGCATGGCTGGCGCATTAAATGGCGACCGATTTTGCCGCTACGCAAAACAGAGACTGAGCGATCGATGCCTGCTGAGCGTCGAGCAAAATACGACAATATTGATTTTTCACCGCCTGCTGGCGTTCGTGAAGAGGCCGCTCGAGGCCTAGCGTGGCGAGCCGAATATGGTCGCGGCGGCACTGAGGTAGGCGTTGCTCGAGCCAGAGATCTGAGCAATGGCAGCAACATCAGCCCCGACACAATCGGGCGGATGGTGAGTTATTTTGCTCGCCATGCCGTCGATTCAGAGGGCGAGGGCTGGTCGCCGGGTCAAGACGGATTCCCGAGCGCTGGCCGTATTGCCTGGGCGCTATGGGGCGGAGACGCCGGGCGAACATGGGCTAACAAAGTCGCTGGACAGATGGATAGGGAGGACGACAATGGAGCGTAGACTGCTCTCTACCGTCTCATCTGATGCTGGCCGACTGATGGGCTATGCCAGCGTGTACGGGCCGCTCAGCGAAGATCTAGGCGGTTTCCGCGAGCGCATAGCACCGCAGGCATTTGCCAGCACCCTCGAGGATAAAAACGCAGATGTGCGAGCGCTGATCAATCACGATTCATCATTGGTGCTAGGTCGTCGCAGTGCGGGCACACTTAAGCTCAGCACCGACAAAAATGGCCTTGGCGTTGAGATCTACCCGCCAGATACCAGCTATGCCAAAGATCTCCGTATGCTCATCGAGCGCGGTGATGTAAACCAAATGTCGTTTGGATTTATCGTCAGAGCTGACGAGTGGACAATCGAGGAAACAGTACGAGTGCGGACCGTGACAGATGTCGAGCTCATCGAGGTCTCCGTCGTCACCATTCCCGCATACCCGGACACCACGGTCGCGATACGGTCGCGTGATCAGTGGAGCGCTAGCCAACTACGGCTGAGCGTACATTTACGAGGCCGAAAATTGCTTATGTCGCAGCTCGGCTGCGCAGGGAGGATTGTAT